AGGATCCACCACCACCGCCACCACGTCTGCGGCGGTCAGGCCGGAGACGGCCACGTCCTTGTAGCAGGGGCAGGCGGCGGTGCTGTCCGTGCGCCAGCCGCTGGCCGGGATGGACAGGCTGACCACCGCCACCTTGTCGGCCTTGGCGGCGGCTACTGCGCTCACAGCGTCCGCTGCAGCCTGCGCGACATCGCCGATGGCGCTCTGCGCCTGTACCGCCAGCTGCCGCAGATGGGACAGCTTGGGGACGTGGCTGCCGTTATAGCTGGCCATGGGTCAGACCTCCTTTGTCGGTTATGCAAATACCTCGTCCAGCAGGGCGGTCACCTCGGTGTCGGTGGCCAGCACCATGCCGTCCAGCTTGGCCTTGTCCGCAGCGCTCATCAGGCCGGGCGCGGTGGCGGTGGCGTTGCTGTACTGGGTGTCGCTGCCGGGGATGCCCAGCGCGGTGATATCGCCCTTGGTCACGGCTGCCACGGCGCTGACGTGGCCGGTGGCGTCCACGGTCACCTTGTACAGGCCGCTTGCCTTGGCGGTATAGCTGGGGTGGACGTACTTGTTGGCGCCCTCGGCGATGCCTGCCAGCTTGTTCTTCTCGGCGGTGGTGTAGTCGTTGGTGGACAGACCCTTGCCCGCGACCTTATCCACCTTGCCGGACAGGTCCACGGTGGTATCGTCCAGCAGCTCCATGGTGTAGCTGCCGTTGTCGGCCTTGATCTTGGCGTAGATGTCGTAGTGCTTGGTGGTGGTGTTCAGCACCAGATACAGCACGTTCTCCTTGGCAGCATCCACGGTGGGCACGCTGGCCGCCTTTTCAAAGCTGGCATGGCCGGACTTGGAAATGGCGGTGTTGATGGCTTCCACCACCTGTGCGCTGGTCTGGAAGGAGCTGTCGTTGGTCAGCTGGCTGGTCTTGGTGGGCACGGGGATGTTCACGCTCTTGTCCGCAGCGATGCTCTGTGCGGTGCCGTTCACCTTGATGCTCTCGATCTTGTTGGCCTGTGCGCCGGTCTGCTCCAGCGCGCCGATGCGGGTGGCAAGGGCATCGGTCTTGCCCTTCTGGCGCTTTGCCAGATCCTGCAGATGCTTCAGGGAGGGGATGTGGTTCAGTTCGTAGCTAGCCATGGTTTAGTCCTTTCTTGCTTTCGCTTCGTTAAAAATTTCATCCAGCATGGAATCGACTTCCTCATCGGTGGCAAGGTTGTATGCCTGCCGGACGAACTCGTCCCATGCGGTCGTACCGGGTTCGGGTGCGACACCGTCTGCGGTGCCGCTGTTTGCGCCCACAAGGTAGGGAACATCTGCGCTGACCACGGTGACGCCGTGGCCGTCGGTGCCCTCAAAGGTAGCCACGCCGCGCCCTGCGGCGGCGGTCACCTCGGCGGGCACGGCGCACTGCTGGTCTTGCAGCAGGGTGGTGGGAGCGGCAATACCGCCGGGGATGTGCCACACCACCCGCACGGTAAGCCCCTGCCACGCGCCCTGCAGGGTGGCCTTGACGGCGTATAGCCCGCAGTTGCCTGCGTAGCCCAGCTGCAGCGCCGAGGCGTAGCCGGGCAGCACAGCGGTGCCGTCCTCCCGCAGGGCAAGCGCTTTGATGATCATAGGTCAGGCCTCCTTCTGCGGGCCGAACAGGGTGAGCTGTACGGTCAGCGTGGTGCTGGGTTTTGTCCTGGCGTAGAAGCACACACTGCCCGCCAGCGTCTCGCACAGGGGCGCTACCCCGGCACTGGTGGCCGCTATCTGGCTGCCAGGTGCAAAGACTGCCAGCGGGACGTGTTGCGCGGTACACAGCGCCAGAGGTGCGATGCACTGGTAGGGGTAGCTGCCTGTGCTGTCTGTCCAGTCTGCCGGGGCGATGGTGATGGAGTTGGTGTGCAGATAGCCAGCGGTATAGCTGCCCAGCAGCGCATCTGCCCGCTGCTGCATAGCAGCTTGCGTGGCCTGCCATTGCTCCACAAGCTGCTGGGTGGGAATGCCGGTCACGCCGTCCCGCATCAGGCCGCAGACGGTCTCGTCTGCCCGTGTGTCGGTGATGTCCGCAGCGGTAATGACAGTACTGGCGGCGGGGCGGGCGACCAGTGCAAGGCACAGGTCGTACATCCGGTCTGTGCGGGTAAGCTCCGGCGCGGCGGGTGTACTGGCGGGCGTGCCGGATACCGCTACCAGAGTGGTTTTCCGAGCAAGGGCATCGTACCGCAGCAGAATGCGGTCGATGCGCGGAAGGGCGGTGTCTGCCTCCGGCAGGGTCAGTGTAGTGGGCTGCTGCATGATGATGCTGCGGCCGATCCAGCGGCTGGGGTGCACCCATGCGTGCCCGGCACTGATCTGTACGTCCAGACCGCCTGCCGGGGTCACGGTGAAGTCCTGATCAGCACTGTACACGCCGCTCAGGCGGGTGGCAAAGTAACCGGCGGCGTCCTGTGCATCGTAGGTGATGCCGTCCTCTGGGTATGTGGTGATGCTTGTCATAATACCTCCAGTCATAGCTTGTTCCATGCGGGTGTGCCCAGCCGGATGGTGCGGGTGGTGCCGCTCTCCTGACTTTGCGTGATGATATCTGCCACCCGTACCATGGCGGTGTAGCTGAGCTGCGGCAGGCTGACTTGCAGCACATCGCCCACGCACAGGCTGTCATCGTCCACGTCAAACTCGATGCTGCCGGTGCGCAGCTGCGCCAGCAGCTTGGTACCGCCCCGGTCAGCCAGCTTTTCCAGATAACTCTGGCTGGCGGTGGTCTCGTCCTTCTCGGTGTCCGGCTGGATATCCCGGGCATCAATGTACATCTCCCGCCGGGCAGCGCCGGTGGCGGCGGTGTCGCCCACCCAGACTGTGGCACGCGCAGCCCCCTCGCCAGCGCCCTGTACAAGAGCTACGTTGGCGTAGTTCGTATCTGCGAATGCCCAGCTGGTGTTGAGCAGGTTGCCCCACTGCGGGCTGTACCGGTGGTTCGGGTCAAATGCGGGACGGAAACACTCAAAGAGCAGCCGTTTGCTGCTGCCGGTGCCGTCCAGCACGATGCGGAAGCCCAGATCACAGGCCTGCCCGATGGTCTGGCAGTAGTCAAAGAGGCTGCCGCCGGAGGTCTGCTTGGTGAACAGGGTGTCGAAGCCTTGCTCCTCACCCAGCTCCAAGCGCGGCCACGGCTGCATGGCGGCCACAAGGCTGCGCATGGCCTGCTCGGCGTTCTGCTGCTTGATCCGGGTGACTGCACAGCGCTTAGCCAGTATCCAAGTGGCCGGGTAGCCGGACACCACCAGATTCTCGTCTGTGTTCTGGTTTGCGCGGCTGCAAATGCGCATAGGAATGCGGGGCTGTTCGTCACTGCGCACGATCCAGCGTCCCTCTTGCAGCAGCTGCAGGTTTTCCTCGGTGGGGCGCACCTCCAAGGTGAACCCGCCCTCGGAGTAATAAGGGCTGTCCCAGTAAAGGGAGACCCAGACATCCAGCTGTCCCACGCGGATAAGGGTGTCGGCCTCTAAAATATCCAGTGTCATAGCGGTTCGGGCAAAATGCCCGCCTCCATAGGGTAAAAGCTGATATAGGCTTGCAGTCCGTCCTCGCCGCTCTCAGCCTGTAAGCTCAGAACGTTATCCCCGGGCTGTAACTCGGTGAGGGTGCTGCTCTCGTCCAATGCGTAGAAAATGTTGCGCGTCTCTCCGTCCCGGGTCAGGGAACAGGCCAGCCGGTCGGATGGAGTGCGGTAGATCTCCAGCTCGTCCCCGGGCTCCATCGTAAGATCAAACCCGATGAATGCCTTTGTGCGCAGATTGACCACCTTCGGGTGGGTCACAGTGCTGCTGCACAGCAGTGTAGCAGTGAAAGGCACAGGCAGGCTGCCGTGATTGAGCAACGCAGCGGCAGCGCCCGAACGGCGGGTGCCGTACTGATGACTGTCGTAGCACACCGGAAAGGTGAACGCAGGTGCAAAGCCGCCGAGCCGCTCAGTCTGGGCGGTCAGGTCGTACCAGAAGGGCTTTGGGCAGTAAAGCATCAGGGAACAGCGTGGAAAGGGAGCGTACTGGGTGAACCGGGGCGCTTTCTGGAGGACAAAACGGGTAAAATACCGGTCGCCGAAGTAAAGCGTTCCCTTGGTAAAGTAGGGCAGCTTGCGGACAAAGAGCGTTGCGTCCTCCAGCCCGCCCCAGAAACAGACGGTCAGGGTGCGGGAAACGCCGGAGACGCGCTGCCCTTCTACGGTGGTGCCCTGCTGGTTGATGCCCTGCGCTGTTTGCAGCTCCACGTCCACGCCGTTCAGCGGGTCGAGAAAGTACGGGGCGCTGTAATCCCAGCCCAGATGCAGAACGGCACCGGCATCGGTGACGATCTTCAGATGATCCTTAAAAAGCACGGTGCCCTCCTTTCATCGCTGCTGTGATTTGGCAGTGTCTGCTTCCCAGCGGGCCTCCCGCATGAGGTCGGCAGCGGTCTGCGCCTTACTGTTGATGTTCTGGATGATGGTGGTATCCCCCTCGCGGTGGTAGTTGTTGGCGGCGGCTGCGATCTGTGCCGTGCCGTTAGCCGCCACAGTGCTTGCGGTGTAGCGGGTATCGGAAAGCACCAGACCGTTTGCCTGCCGCACCATATCTGCGAGGGCGGCATTGGTCTTTTCCAGCGCCTTGGTATTGGCGAGAATGGCCTCCTCCAGCTTGTCTGCGGATACATCCACATCGCCGGTGATACCTCCGGCAGACCCGGAGCTATCCCCGGAGCCGCCGTGGCTGCCGCCGCCATGGCTGCCGCCTGCAAGGGAGGCTACGATGGCGGCAATGGTAGCAACCAGCGCCACGCCTGCCGCGACCATGAGCGGGCCAGTGGGGATGCCGCAGGCGGTCAGGGTCGCGCCGATGGATTCCAGCATCGCGGTGAATGCGCCGCCGATGGAGGCGATCAGGCCGCCCATCGCGCCGAGGATGGTGGGGATCTGGCTCAGCAGGCCGGTGGACAGCCCGGAGCTGATGCTGGCGGCGAGGGTGCTCAGCGGTCCCTTCAGGGCTGCAAACACGCCCTTGATGGTGGAGCAGAGGTCTTTTGTACGGGACAACACCTCCGGGAACCCGCTGGTGATGCCCTTATAGATATTCGTGCCGATGCTCCATGCTGCCGAGGCCAGCTTACTCTCAGCGCCCTGCAGGGTGGTGTTCAGCTGGTTAATAAGGCCAAGGCCGAAGCTTTGCAGCTGCTGCTTCTGATCGGCGTTCAGCCCCCGGTACAGGGCAGCTGCTGCCCATTTGCCGACGCCTGCCCAGTCCTGTTGCTTGACTGCCTTGTACAGGCTGCCAACGGTGCCCAGCGCGCCGGTGTTGGCTTGCTCCTGCAGCTGTGTCCACAGGCCGTCCAGCGTGTCTGCAACGGTTTCCTTGGCGGTCTTGGCGACCGATCCGGCCATCTGCTGCGCAGCGTCCTCGGCAAGACCGGCGTTTTCGGTGATGCCGTTTGCCAGACCCTGACAGACGTTCAGGCCGATCTCTGCAAAAACCTTGGACGGCGAGTGGATGCCGAGGATGGCCTTAACGGCTTTCGGCAGCAGATCCACAAGACCCTTGACCTTGTTGAGCATCGCAGTCCAGCCGGACTTGATACCGTTCCACAGGCCGTCTACTATGTGCTTGCCGATGTCCAGCCAGCGGAAGGCTGTGAATACATCAAAGATTGCCTTGCAGATCTGCGGGATGTTGACCACAAGGGTCGGGATGGATTGCACCAGACCCTTGAGAAGCGCAGCCATCAGCTGTATGCCAGCGGCCAGAAGCTTCGGGGCGTTGTCGTTGATGATGCCTGCGATATCGGAGATGATGCCGGGCAGCTGCTCGATCAGCGTGGGCAGGCCGTCGGCCAGACCCTGCGCCAGATTCAGAATGAGCGAGATACCGACATCTACCAGCAGGCCGATATTTTCCCGCAGGCCGCTGGCAAAATCAGCCACCAGCGGCAGTGCCTGCGCCAGAAACATGGGCAGCCCGGTGCGCAGGCCCTCGCCCAACTGGGAGATCATCTGTGCACCGGTAGCCACCAGCTGCGGCAGTGCTTCGCCAAGCCCCTGCACCAGTGCGCCCAAGACCTCGGCAGCAGTAGCCAGCATTGCCGGTGTAGCTGCCACGATGCCCTCTGCCAGCTGTGTAAGGATCTGCACGCCGGTGTTCATCAGACCGGGCAGCTGTTCTGCCACGCCTGCTGCGAGGTCGGTCAGGATGCTGCCAGCCGCCTGAAGCATAGCCTCGGGCCCGCCCTCCGACAGGGCGGTGGACAGGGTGCGAATGCACTGGATACCGTAGTTGCCTGCCTCGGTCAGGGCAGGCTCCAGCCGCTCAAATACGGCAAGCTGCAAGCCCTCGAAGGCAGAGCCCATGGAAGTCATGACGCCCTGCAGGTTGTCCTGCTGGGTCTCAGCCATCTGTCCCATGGCTCCGTCTGCGGCGTCGATCTGGGAGGCCAGAGTCTCCCACTGCTCGCCCTGTGCCGCCAGCAAGCCGTTGACGGCTGCAAGGTCGGTTTTGTTGAACAGCGCATTGATGATGCTGTCCTTATCGCCCTGCGTCATGCCGTCCATGACGCTGTTCAGGTCGGTGAGGATGTCGTCCAGCTGGCGCATATTGCCTTGGGCGTCGTAGACCTCCAGCCCCAGCTGCTCCATGACCTCCCGGGCGTCCTTGGTGGGAGACTGCAGCGACAGAATGATATTGCGCAGGTGGGTGCCGCCCTCGGCACCCTTGATGCCCACGTTGGCCAGCAGGCCGAGGGCGGTTGTCAGCTCGGTGGTGCCGCCCTTCAGGTTTGCGGCAGTGCCGCCCACGGTCAGGATGGCCTCGCCCAGCTGAGAAACGTTGGCGTTGGCTTTGCTGGCAGCCATGGCCAGCTTGTTGCCGAACTCGTCCACGTTCTGCTTGTTGGCCTCGATATTCAGCGAGGCCATGGCGTCGGTGACCAGATCGGACGCATAGGCCAGATCCATGCCGCCTGCTGCGGCAAGGTTCAGTACGCTGGGCAGCACCTCAGCGGCCTTGTTTGCATCGTAGCCTGCCAGTGCCAGATAATTCAGCGCGTCCGCCGCCTGTGTAGCGGTGAACTTTGTGGTGCTGCCCATCTCCTTGGCAGTGTCGGTCAGGCTCTGGATCTGATCCACGGTGGTGCCCATGGTGGCCGCCACCTGAGACATGGACGCATCGAAGTTCATGCCCACGCTGACCGAGGACTGCGCCAGCCCTGCCAGCTTGCTCCCGGCGGTCTTGACCAGATCGGAGATCAGGTTTCCGGCGGCCACCGTCATGGAGCTTATGCCTTTTGTAAAGCCGCTCGTGTCCAGCCGGGTGTCGCCGGTAATGCTGTAATCTGCCAATGTGTCCACCTCTCCTTCGGAAGCGCGGGCACAAGGGGCACAGGCTTTATAACGTGATTTTTACCTCCCGGCGGCAGGCCGGGCTTTTGCATTTGACCCACAGACCCTCTGCGGTGGCTGTGGGCTCTGCCCATACAGGCAGTGGTTTACCGCAGAAGGGGCAGTGGACTGGGGCGCGGTCAGCGCCGCTGGAACCGTGCAAGGAAGGCGGCCTCGTGTTCGGCAACGGATACTGCACGCGCTGCACCTCCCTTCAGCTCCGGCGGCAGCGCGAAGATCTGCCTCTTGTCCTCGTAGAAGCGGCGCTGCTCCGGGGTCATATCGGTCAGGTCTGCAGTGCGCCAGTGCAGGATACGGCAGAAAAGGCAATCCTCCGGCAGGCTGCGCAGCAGCGCCCGGAAGCGCCACCAGTGCACCTGCTCACAGGTCAGGTCGATGCCGTAAGCCTGCTGAAAGGCTGCCACGATGTACGGTGCGTCGCAGTGGTAGTCGTAGGCGGGACCCGCGCCGACAGAAGCACTGCCGGAGCTTTTTTCCGGTGTAGCAGCATCGTTGCCCAGATAGAACTCCAGCAGATGCCGGTAGGCGTCTGCCATCCGGGTAGGGTCTGCCAGCAGATCCTCCGGGGCGGCGTAAAACCGCGCCACCGCCTCCCGGGCAAAGCGCAGCGGCTCTGCCTCCGGCTCCCGGCGGGCGTAGGCATTCGCCAGCCAGACCATGTGCCGGAAGTCCGGGTCTATGCGTCTGCCCGCCCATCGGGTGGGCAGCGCGTCCAGCAGCAGGTCAGTCATTCTCTAACTCCGCAAGCTCCCGCAGCAGCTGCTTGCGGCGCTCGGCCTTGTCAGGCTGTGCTGCCGGATGGCGCATGGGCGGCTTATGCTTGTGTTCGGCACGGCGCTGCGCACGGTTGACCGGTGCAGGCTGCACGTTCGTGACGGATGCTACAGCGGCCTTTTCGGCCTCGATCGCTTCGCGGAATGCAGCCGTCACCCGGATGCAGTCGTTGAAGTCGCTGCCGTCCAGACCCAGCCGTGCGGCTGCGCCCTCGCCCAGCAGCTCGTCCAGATACTCCATCACAAGGCGGCACTGCCCCCGCAGGGCATCGGCATAGCCGGTCTTTTCGCGCTTTGCTTCTGCCGCCGAGGCGGCGGTCATGTGCTGCTGCGCGGTATCCATGCGCTCGATATCCTTGGCATTCAGCGCAGAAAAATTAAATTCCTGTCCACAAATAAGCATTGGAGCCTCCTATAAAATGCGCCCCCGCCAAAAGGTGACAGGGGCGTTATCAGTTTGTGCGGCTGGCTCAGCCGTGGTTTTCGGCGGTGTAGTCGAAATCGTCCGGCACGCCGACAGCCTTGACGTCCAGCGCAAAGGTTGCGGCGGCACCGGCAGCGCCGCCTGCGTCAGAGGTGACGATCAGGGAAGCGTTGCCGCATTCACCCTTGCCGGTGCGGACGCTGAAGTACAGATACGGCACGATGACGTTCTGGCCGGAGCCGTACTTGATCTCGTGGCTCAGGACAAAATCCTGAAATGCGTCACCCACACAGCGGTTGCCGTTGACCGACAGGGTGCGCTGCACGCTGCCCTTGGTGGTCACCGGACCGGTGCGGATGAAGGTATCGTCCGTGGTAGTGGCGTTCAGGGCACCGGAGTGCTCCTTGACGTGATCGGCGCAGACGATCCACTTGGCCTTTTCGGTCTGGGTCGTCTTGTCGGTCTGGATGGCAAGGATGAAGTCATCGGCTTCCTCGATGCCCTTGTAGTCGGCGCTGGGGGTGATGCCCTTCTGGGCTGCCAGCTGCGCGAGGGTCTCAGCAATGGTCATAGTTATCTTCCTTCCTGATAGTACTGGAGTTGAAGTTGAATTTGAAACCGGCAGCTGTCGGTGTCTTGGCTCATAATGTAACCCGGGGAAAGGCAGATGACCTTTTCCGCGCGCTTTCCGGGTGCCAGCTCTGGCAGCTCCCGGGCTGCGGACTTGCGCTCTACCCAAGCTGCAAACTCGTCCCAGAAGGAACAGTTTGCTGCTTGCTGCACGACCTCCGATGTGTAAGACATCCGGGAAGCAAGCACATAGTTGCGGGCTCTGCGACTGCCCAGAAAGAACTGCTCCAGTTTGGGTGCAGTTGGCGTGGCTTCCAGCGAGAACTGCACAGGATCCGCACCCAGATACTCAATGGAGAACGCCACATCTCCGTCCCCCAGTGTGTTGGTCAGGGGGCAGGTAGCCAACCAGTTGAGCATAGCCTGAATATCGGCAGTATCCTTCACTTGGTTACCTCCTTGGCGCGGGTCTTGACAAAGGCGATGAATTCCTCCCGGTGGTCATTGACGCAGCGCTCGCCCCAGTAGGGGCCACGTCCGTCCTCCCGGACGCCCTGCCCGCAGGGAAGCCGGTAGTACTGGGCTGCTGCGTAGGGCGTGGTGTGCCGGATCTCGCCGCTGCCCAGCACGGTGCTGGTCTTGGCGCTGCCTGCCAGTGCACCGGTGCGCTTGGGCACATAAGGGGTCACCAGTCGGAGAAACTCGCCGTCTGCCTCTTTTTGCAGGCGTTTAAAGCCTGCCTCGGTACGAGACTGGAAGTCCGGCGACCACTGGATGCCCAGCTTGATAGGCTCAGCCATCAGGTCACCTCCACATACCAATGCGGGCAGCGCCCGGTGCGGTTGTCCTGCACACTGGTCACGATGCCAGTGCGTCCGCCGGGCAGCTGCACCTTATCCTCTGGCGCTAGCGTCCAACAGGAGACGCGCTGCGCGTCCTCTGCGGCTTTGAATGCCGCCGGGGTGAGGAATGTGCTTGCTGCATCTACGGGCGCTCCTGCGCCGCTCTGCGGGGCTACGGTGGTGTGCCCTGCAAAGATGCAGATCTGGGTGGTGTTACTCGGGTCAAAGCCTTTGCCGGAGCCGGTGCGTACACCGGATACCTCGCGGCAGCTTACACCGGACAGCGTGACCGTGTAGCTGTTGCTGCCGGTGCCTTGCCGGATGCAGTGCGTAAGGATGACACTTGCGTTTGCGAGAAGCGGTTTTCTCATAGCGTCCTCCCTCAGCGTCTGCGGGGCGGTCGGTAGCTTGCGCCCCGGTACAGCATCCAGCGGGTGGCGGGCGCGGAGAGGGTCTGCTCTACGATCCGCAGCTGCTGTGTGCCCAGATACGCCTGCTTGTCCATCCCGGTCGCATAGCTTTCGGTGTAACCGTGGTTGCTCACGCTTGTTACACCGTCCCAGCCCATGTCAAGACTGCCCGCCAGATGCACTAGCCTTGCCTGACACTCCCGGAGCGCGTCGGTCTGCTCCTCGGTGTCGGCCAGAACGGCGGTCCAGCGGGTCGCACCGAGAATGAATAGCGCGGCGTCACAGGCCAGCGGGGGAAAGCTGGCCTCGGACAGCGCATCCTCGGGGTATCGGCTGGCATATTCTTCGTAGGTCAACCAGCTATCCATAGGGCGCTCCTTACACGGTGAAGTTGGCCTTGGGGATCACGAGCTTACCCATGCGGACGTTCTTGTGGTTGAACTTCAGCTTCCAGTTGCTGGAGGTGGTAAACTCGGCGTCAGTCGGGGTCTCCTTGGCGGTCTGATCACCATCGAAAGACAGACCGTTCGGGTGCAGCACGATGGCACGATTGTTATACAGGATATCGGTGCCGCCCGCCTTGGATGCGTTGTACTCGGTATAGTCCGGGGTGATGACCTTGGGGGATGCAGTCAGGATGGAGCCCTGACCAAACAGCAGAGACTCGTAGTTATCCGCGGTAGAAGTGCCGCGGTCATTCACGATGACCACCAGACCGTTGATAGTGGGCAGGTTGACCTCCTTCTCCAGCACGTTGGTGATGACGTACTTGTTGAAGTTTACCAGACCCATCTTCTGGTACTCCGCGTAGATCTTGGAGTGCATCACCAGCAGGCCGAACTTGCCGGCCATATCGCCCAGAGCGTTCTGCTGAATGTCGATCAGCTGGTTGGCGGTCACGCCGCCGGCGCTCTTTTCGATGGTCATGGTGTGGCTTTCCAGACCGGTGGCGCCCAGTGCGGCGTTTGCCATCGTGGTCATAAGGTTCTGCCAGTACATACGCCAGTAGCGGCCAGTGTTACGCGCTACGGCTGCCATAGGATCGGCAGCGGTCAGCTCGCGGGTCAAGTCGGTTGCCTTCCACGCCTTCATGCGGTCCAGACGGATCCACGTCTGCTTACCGCCGGAGATCTCGGTGGGCACGTTGTCGTTCACGCCGTCACGCACCAGCGGAGCATCCTCAGCAGGATCCAGCGGGTTGTAAAAACGCAGGGTGCCCATCACGCCGCCCTGTGCGCTCATTGCGTCAGTCAGGGACTGATCGTTGGCAAGGATGCCGGAGGCATAGATGGAATCGGAGAAAGTGGCTTCCTGATCCACAAAGCCCTGATAAACTTCGGGATCGAACGGAAAGCCGCCAAAAGTGCCAGTTGCAGGCATAAGTATCTACCTCTCTTTAGTGTCGTGCAGCCCGGATCTGAGCCGAAAGCTGCTGGAAAAGTGCAGGGTTGCGGGTGCGCAGCGCCATGCGCTCGGCGCCGGTCATTGCCAGAAACTCGTTCAGGTTCGGCTGCGCATTGCCGCCCTGAGCACGGGGCTTCGGGATGATGATCGGGGGAGTGCCCGGCTGGTCCTGATCCTGCTCGTGGTTGTCACCGTCCTGCCCAGCGGGGTCCTCTTGCTGGAACAGATACGGCTTGCGGGCCTTGAGATCCGCGAAAGCTGCCTTGACATCCTCACTCTGGTTCTTACTGTCGCGCAGTGTAGCTCTGTTCGGCAGCAGTGCGATCACGTCCTCTTCATCCAGCGCGCCGGCCTCCCGGGCGGCGGTACGGAGCACACCGCTGAAGGTATATTCCGCTGCCTGCGTGGTCAGCTGGTTGGTCAGATCCGTGATCTGGTTGCGCAGATCGTTCACGTCTACGCCCTCAAAGGCTGCAAGACCCTGCTGCGCAGTAGTCAGCTGCGCCTGCAAGCCCTGTACAGTGGCCTGATGGGCGGTTTCGTCCTGACCGTGCAGGCGCATGATCTGGTTGATCTGCTCCTCGGTCAGACCTTCGATGGCTCTCAAATCCTCGCGTTTCATGGTTTTCCTCCTTGGAGAGCTACGGCACTTGGTATCGTGCTGCCTTACACGGGCTCTCTGCCCCTCTTTGTACACCGGGGGCTCGGTGTGATCTGGGTAAAGGATAGCAGCATCCCGGTCAGAAAAACGAACACGATTAGAAAAACGTCAACCTGTCAACCATGTCAACGCCGGTTCCCTGTAATCTCTCGCGGGCGCGCATCAAGCGTGTTCGCGCGGGCGTATTCTTCTTTTCTTCTCTTTCAGGTCTGGATATAGAATCTTTGTTGACACAGTTGACAACTGCCAAAAGCCGCACCGGTACACGCTTTTTCGTGTCAACAAAAAAAAAGCGCCCCAGAGCATCTGGAGCGCGGCAAAGAAACATATTATTCCGGGGTGTATTCAAGCAGATCACCGGGCTGACAGTCCAGCAGCTTGCAGATCATCTCAATGTTTGACCACGAAAGCTGCCCGCCGGTTCTTAATTTTTGCAGTGTAGATTGGCTGAACAGCCCCTCTCTGCGTATCCTTGTGGTGTTGTACCCGGCAGCCTTCAGGGCTTCCAGTACGTCCATTTTGTAGTTCAGCGGCATAATATCCCTCCTCCAGTATATCATAACAGAACCGTTGCACGAAAACAAGTGCAAAAACTCCAAAATCGTGCACTGATATTCGTGCAAGATGCCAATATAAATGCACTAATATTCGTGCTACAATAAAGCCGTAGAACAAAGCACCCACAAAACAGACGGAGGAAATACCATGGAAATCAAAAACGTGCACTGCGAGAAGCAAGCACTGGAACTCTTCAGGATGATGCCGGACAACAAGAAGTCAGCTCTCCATAATGCGTTGAGCAGAAACCTTGAGTTTACCACTTCTTGGGGGCTGGAACTTGGCGAACTCCGTGCTTATGAGAACGGTGTGTACATCACTCTCCAAGGTACCCGCTGCAGCTTTTCCGTGTATGCAGAGTTGGTAAACGGAAATCCTGTTTTCAAGCGCAAGCCCCCTGAGAGCAAACTCAACCTGAAATTCAGAAGCGGCCTGCTGTTCGATGCTGGAGATTTCAATGAATTCTAAACAATATTGGAGGATTGAACCATGAAAACCCTGAACATCACTTACGATACCACCGAGATCGAGGAGAACGGCCAGCAGATCACCGGCGAGACTTGTTACAATCTGAAGCTGCGCGATGAGCTTGCAGACCAGCTGCTCCGCACCGGAAAGTGCGATCCCATCAGCATGATGCACATTGAGCTGGTGCTGCAGGGCGTGGAACTGTTGCAAGGCCGGAAGATCGTACTGGACAGCATCAAGCACTTTGAACTGGTAAAGGAGGGCTGAGCCATGAAAACCAGCACTTTCAACCGCATTTTTGAGAATGCCCGCACTGTGAACATCCAGAGCAACGAGTGGTTTAACTATGCCGGGTTCTTCTGGATGCAGTGCACTGAGAAGCAGCTGGCCCAAATGCGGATGCTGCTTAAAGCGCAGAACTGCAAGACGACCATGAAGAACGGCGAAGAATGGTACATTCTGAACAGCGGGACACTGATCAAAGTACACTAAGGAGGTTCTACCATGAAAAAGACCGATATCGAGTGCTTCCCGATTTATCGCATGACGGCTAGCCAGCTGGAAGAAAAGCGCCATACTGATGGTTATATCCACATGAATATCAATGCCCTTGAAACACGTTGGCCATGTCAAAAAGACTTTGTTTCGGCGGTCAACGATCACACGGCAGAATATCTAGCCCCCGGTGGAACAGAATGGAAGCCGATACAACCCGAACATCCTGAACAGCGGGATGCTGATTAAAATACACTACGGAGGTTTTACCATGAGCGAAAACACAAAGAAGATCCGCTGCGCAGCGGTCATCACCAACGATCTTGGGCAGTTGCTGGTGCTCCAGCAGGGCGATATCTACCGGCTGCCTTCCCGTGAGATCGAGTACACCCAGAGCACGAACGAGTGCATAGAAGCAGCGCTGCGGGAGGTGCAGGAGAACTGCCGGATCAGCGGGGTACAGGTGGACGTGGCCACCGGGCTGCTTGAGCTGAACCCTGAAAAGAGCCTGCTGCTGGTGTTCGGCTGGATCGCCGAAACGCCGGAGCTGCCCCCGAGCAGCACGCCGGACAGCGAGCCGTGTCCCGTCTGGCTGGCAAAGAAGAAAGAGCAGCAGCTGGCAGCAAACCTGTGGAACGTCTACAGCCACCCCACAGATCTGGCACTGTCCATAGCGTTGATGCAGCGCAGTCAGCTGGATATGACGAACGCACAATAAAACAGAACCCCGGAGGTGCTGCCCTCCGGGGTTTTCTTATTTTTTCGCCTGTGCTGCCGCGCTGGCTGCTGCGCTGCGCCCGAAGCCGGGCACGCTCTCGCGCAGCTGATACTGGTGCAGCCCTGTCTGCTGCAGAAAGTCCTTCATCTTTGCACGAGAGGCTGCCAGCTTGTCCGCTGCGGCCTTTTCTGCATCCTTCTGGCCGCTTTCCTTGGCAACAAGAAATGCCCGCTTGTCAGCCCGGATCTGGCGCTCCTGTGCACGTTGCATCTGGGTGGCCTTATACCGCCCGATCTCCTTCCCGTTGTAGGAGACGGTGGCGCTGTTGATCCGCTCCAGACGCTCCGGGGAGTAGCTGCGCGTGCTGGCGCCTTCCCAGTACATACTCCAGTTGTGGGCGCAGTTTGCGCCCATAAAGCCCCGCACATCCCCGTAGCCGATATCTGACAGGGACAGGTACCCGTGCTGCCCGCTGCGGCTGACCAGCTGCCCCTGCCACCAGCTGTGGTTGGTCAGGTTTGGCCCGCCGTTACCGGTACGGGCACCCACATGGGCATCCAATTCCATCAGATCGCACTCCAGTGTGTCCGCATTGTACCGGGTGATCTCCCCGGCGGTCTGGTTTACCCCGGTGCGTGTAGCCCGTAAGACCACAACATCCAGCGTGTCCACATGGCCGCTCGGGTAGGTGATCGCGCCCAGACCTTTGGCTGCCAGTTCATTCAGCGCCCGCCGGGTGGCAGCGTCAGAGCTGAAGGCTCCGCTGATCGCATCCGCGTGCGCCATGTCCAGATAATAGGCAAGCTGCCGCTGGGAGGTCTCTGTCATGTTCAGGTTACCCATAAGCGCGCGGGTCTGGGTCAGGTTGTACAGGGTGTTCATGGTGCGCCGGTAGCCGCTCTGGACGATCTGCCGCGCCTCCTCGTTCTCTCCCAGTGTAGGGAGTACCCGGCCAGCCTTGGCGGCGTCATTCACGTCAATCCCGTAGGCCTGCTTCATGGCCTGTGCGAAAATAGCGGCTTCCTTCGGGCCGATCTGCTGCACGATCAGGTTCATTTGCTGGATCAGATAGGCCTTGCTGGCGCCCAGCGCCTGCGCCCGGTAGCTCTGCCACTCGGCTGTGGCGGTGACGCCGCCCGCCTTCACGATCCTGCGCACCATGTCCCGCAGGATCCGCTCGTTCAGTTCGTCCCACGGGGCGGCCAGCAGCCCGGCGTATGCGTTGACCTGCTCCGGCGTCAGCATGGGGTCACCCGATGCTTGTCGCCTTCCAGCGTCACCTCAAAGCCCAGCAGACGGATCATGCGCTGCGCCTCATAGTATTTCTCCCACAGCGCCGGGCTGCGCAGGATCCGGGCGTTGGCCATCAGCCAGTCCATGCGCTCTGCTGCCCGGCGCAGCTGTGCAGCTTTTGCGCTCTTAACCATCGCCATTGTCGATCACCCCCTGCAAAATATCTGTTGCGGCGCTCTCGGTCTGGATCTCCCGGATCGCCTGCGCCGCGGTCTCCTCGTCCTCGCCAAAGAAGTGCTGCCGGTATTCGGCCTTGCCGCGCAGCCCCATGGACACATCCTGCCGCCACTGATCCATCTCCGTGATGCGGTCAAGAATAATGCTGTCATCCCAGTGGAATGCAATGTTCAGCTTCCCGCGTCCGGGTGCACCCTTAATGTGATCACCCCAGTAGTCAAGGGCATCAATCAGGCCGCGCAGCGCGTCCTCCAGTGCTGCCTGCAGGTCGGAAACGGTTGCATACAGCTTCTGGCGGCTGCTCACGATCTCGGTGGCAGTCTTTTCCACGTCTGCCACCTGCGAGATCACGCCAAAGCTCAGCCCGGCGTGGCTCTCCACGTTGCGCAGATACTGGTTCAGACCGGTCAGGTAGCTGGTATCGCGCAGCGCGGGGGTAAACACCTGATAGAAGGGCGCGTTCTGGGTGATACCGGTGTTCACATTCATGCCGTGAAAAAGGCGCTCCCGGTGATGCGGCGCCGTCCCGGGGATCCCCTCCGGGGGCACACCGTACAGCTTCAGCGCCTGCGCGCGTGAAAGATCTTCGCCAGCGCCGCCGGGCTTCAGGTAGGTGTCCGGCACATCAATCGCCATTTCGGCGGCTTCGTATTCCCAGTCAAGCCGGGTGTACTGCTCCTCGGCGTCAATGATCTGGACGCGGGCGGGCTCAAACATGGCCGCGCCTAACTCGCTGCCGGGATCTACGCTGTTCACGATGGGGGTGACGAAGTAGCCCACCGGCAGCTTCTCCAGCCCGGACAGGTACGCCACCGGCTGGATCTCGTCCCACTCCGGGCGTATGCTCAACTCGTCCGGGCTGCCCAGACTGTCCTGCGTAGAGCTGCGGAAGGCCATGTTCACCACTTTGACGCAAGGAAACTGCGCCGGGGCGTCAAGGTCGTTATCCTCCAGCTGCGCCAGCTCTTCGTCCCGCAGATCCCGGCGGCTTTCCAGCACATGGAGCCATTCCAGACGGTGGTAGTAGTTCTCATTGTCCTGTATGGTGTCGATAAAAACACCTTCGGTCAGACTGCCCTCGATGTCGTGGGAGACGGGGAAATAGCAGGCGGCGTTGCTGAAGGAAATACCCAGCTTGCTGCCGCTCTGGTAGGGCTTCCACACACCGCTGCCCAGCGCAAGGGCAACGGCCAGAATACGCCTTTTGCGCGGGGAAATGACCCGCTGCAGCTGGGTGTTGATCCAGTCAGCCCGCGGGCTGCCCTCCACTTTGACCTCCAATTCCAGCGTGGTCAGGCGCGCCAGTTCGGAGCAGATCAGGGACGGCAGTCCCAGCGTCAGGGTCTCCGGGTTATGGTTCATCGGCAGGCCGGCAATCGCCGCGTCATACCAGCCTTCGATTGCCTGCTGCATCCGATCCGTGACCAACGTCTTGCACCCGATCACGTTCTCAATGTCTGCGTGGTTTATCATGCGTTCTGCACACCTCTCTTTTGCCACACATCTTCCAGCGCATACCGGGCCATATCAATGCTGTGGTTTGCAGCATCCACATAGCCGGGCATCACCTCGCCGGTCTTTTTGTCTATGGCATACTCATACTCGGAAAACTCCCGCGCCGTCCACGGGCAGCGCACCGGGTCGATCACGATCTCTGCACGGCTTTGTAGCCACTTCATGCCGTCTGTCACGCTGGTGCCGCCGTTGGCTGCGTACTTGTGGCAGCCCCGCAGCCCGCGGTACCCCAGATCGCGCAGTGTAGCAATTGACCGGTTGGCCGCGCTGTCACCCACGATGTCATCCAGCAGGTGGGGCTGCAGCACCTGCGCCAGCGCGGCGTCCGTCTCCCGCTGCGCCCGGTGCTCCTCGAAAATATACACGGTCTGCCGGGCGTGGTCATAAGACAGCCCGCCGAAATGGTTCGGATCCGGGTACCAGCCAAAGTCCAGCCCGTAGTACCGGCGGTCAAATCCTGCGATCTCCTCTCGGGTGATAGGCCGCAGCGTGATATTGGTAAACACCTGCTGCCCGCAGCCCACCACCTCGCCCATGTACTCGTGAGCGTATGCGATGGGATCCCGCTGCTTCAGGGTCTCCGCGTCATCGAAAAAGCGGGGGCCCAGCCAGTCCGGCGGGGTGGTCAGGTAGGTGGTATGGTGCCGGAATTGCTTGGGCTTGGGCTCCCGTTTGTACCGGTTGACCCAATGCCGCGCCATGGCCGGGCTATTGAAGGTTTTGAAGGAAAAGCTGAAGGGACCGCCGCGGAAAACAGACTGCTCCACGTTTCGGATCTCCTCCGGGCCGTCAAATTGATCAAATTCTTCAAAGTGCATCACACCGAAATAACCAAACGGCACCGCAATGGATTTCAGCTTGCCGGGGTCATCCAGACCGTAAAATTGGATCGTCTGTCCGGTGGGAATATAGGTCAGGGTGTATGGCTTCTTGGTTTGCTTCCACAAGTGCCGGATCCCCATGCGATCAATGACACGGTTATACTCCGGCCAGACGCTGGTGGCAATGGTGTTGCCGACTTTACGCAGCACTACCGCGTGAATGTTCGGGGTGCGCATGACCAGCAACACTACTTCCGTAGCGGCAAAGGTAGACTTCAGGCTGCCACGCCCGCCATCGCCCAAATACTCGTTATACTCGCCGGACCAGATCGCTGTATGGGCGGCGTAGTACTCCGGGATGATCAGATCACGTAGTTTCAGCTGCTTCGGCGCCAGCAGGTTCTGCTGCGGGCGGGGCCGTCTTTGGGATGTCATCCACGAACACCACCTTCCCGTCATACCCGCGCAGCTCTGGGTGCTCGCTCCATTGCTCGGGTGCTCGATTTTTCAGATAAAAGCACATCGCGCCCAGATCACCGGACAGTGCTTTCTTGTACAGCGCGTTCTCCACGGCTGCAATGGCAACTTCCTTGCCGGTTGCAACTGCCTGCGCAATTGCTTTGTTTTCGGTACACCAGCGCCGAAACGTGCGCACAGGCACGTCAATGGCCGCGCAGATCTCGGCCTGCGTCAGTCCCTGCATGGCAAGCCGCTGCAAGCGCAGCAGCCCGGCGGGGGTGTCCCATTTGCTTATTTTAGACTTGCGGGCCAACAGATCACCTCCGAAATAAAAACGGCACGCACTGGCCTGCTGTGGGCCATGCGGGAGGAGGTGGCCCGCGTGCGTGCCGTTTTGGCTAAGATGTACCGGGAGCGGAAAGGAGTAGGAAAAACGCCCCCGGCGGGATAGCAAAAAGAAAAGCTATCTCCGGTGAGCATACCAGAGATAGCTTTCAGAAAACGAACGGTTTTACTTTTTCTTCTTCGGAGCTGCCTTTTTGGCGGCGGTGCGGGTGCCGGCCTGCCCGGTGGCAAAGTTCAGCTTCTTGGGCTTGTCGGATCCGGTGCCCATAGCGGCGTACATGAACATGGGCTTCACCTCGCCGTTGTTCTTCATAACCACCATGCCGTCCCCGATGCCACCCGCTTTGGGAGCAAAGAACCAAGCGTCCCCGTAGTCAAGGCACACAGCGGTTTTGGGATCACGGGCAAGGGCTTTCTTTTTGGCGTCTGCATAGTTTACTGCCATTGTAAAATCCTCCTAGATCAGTGCTTGCTGGGCTGTACAAAGATGCCCACTTTGTTGGGATCGGGCTGCATATTATCAATGCGCATCAGGTGCGTCTGGGACATGGTGATGTGTTTTGACATGGCACTCAGATAACCGGTGGACGGTTTCTGCCAGTTGTACGCCTGCGGCTCCACAAAAAGGGTCTGACCGTTCCGGCGCTCGGCAATAAAAACGTGTCCGCACCTGCCGCCCTTATAGGTGATCTGCACTACTGCGCGGGCACCCTCGCCCCAAGATGCCATCTGCTTCTCTACGGCTTTCTGCGTGGGGGTGCTTACCAGTGACGCAGACGAACCGCCCTGCATGAAGGTGGTCCACCCGCGGTTGTATGCGGGGTCGGTCATGCTCCGCGTTCTGGGCTTTGCCTCCACGTCATAACCGCGGCGGCGCATCTCATACGCCCAGATGCAGCGCTGGCAGTTTGTCTGGTACTCTTCACCCTTTGCATAGTTCGGGTTTGCGTCCCGGGCAGCGGGGTCAACTTCCATCGGCTGCCCGCGCACACCGGCGTAGCGGCTCAAAGGGTCGTTGGGATCCGGCAGGATGCTGGGCTGCTTAGGGACAAGCGGATTGATGACGGCAGGCAGAAAACGCTGCCCGCCGCCCTTCTTGGAGGAGGAACTGCTGGACTTTGGCATGATGATCTCACTTTCACTATATCATTTTCGGATGCGCTTTTCAATGCTTGCACTGAAGGGCGGGATATGGATCAGCGGCCCGGCGTACACCTCCCGGAGCCATTCCGGCGCTGCGCCGTACCACAGCAGCTGGCTGGGGTGCAGGGTGTCCAGAACGTACTCCACCTCTTCCCGCAGCTGACTGACCCGGTGCTTCTTGTTCATGTCGCTGACGCTTGACATACAGATCGGCGCGTTGGCGGGGATCCCGTCCAGCGCCCATGCTGCCAGATCCTCCCGGTAAATCACATAGGGCACAACGCGGATCCCGCATTCCTGCCAGTACGCTGCGCACCACATTTTGCGGTAGTGGTTGTAGAGGTTCAGCGCGCCCGGACAGTCGCCGTACTGTGAGAAGTCCGGGGCGATCACATAGTCAAACCGGGACAGCAGATCCAGATACCTGTCCGGGGATGCCCAGACCCGTTCAAACTGGTAATCGTCCAGAAAGAAGTGCAGCCCTTTCCCGGCGGGTGCTGTCTCGGTGAGTGCGTAATTGAACCCCTCCCACACGATGCCGTCCGGTACGGGTTCCACAGGTGCCATTGCCGGGACGCCGTAGGGGCTGGTGCTGTCAAACACAGAGATCTGGGTGTTCTGCCAGCTGCGCTCTGCCTTGTATGGCCGATCACGCTCCAGCGGATCCTCCTCGGCCTCGGGCTCCGGTTCTTCGGGCTGCAGCGGGGTCAATAGGTCCACCGGCAAACCAAACTTTGCGGGGTCAAAGGTCAGCTGTGCCAGCTCTGCAGACAGCACCGGCAGATCCCACTCGGCCACCTCGCTGGTGCTGTTGTCTGCGATGCGCAGTTCTTTGGCCTGCTCCGGGGTCAGCTCTGCAGCCACGATCACAGGCACGGTGGACAGCCGCAGCCGCTTTGCAGCCTTGTACCGGGTGTGCCCGGCGATAATCACGCCGTCCCGGTCCACGATGATCGGGCTCTGAAAACCATACTCCCGGATGCTGTTGGCTACCGCGGTCACCGCCTTGTCGTTTTTCCGCGGATTCTTCTGGTACGGCTTAATGTCGGCCAGCTTACGATATTCAAGCGCGTGATCTGCACAGCGCATAGAAAAACACCTCCCGCGGTAATCTATTTTCAAGACTACCGCAAGAGGTGCTTCCGAAACGAACAGGTTATAACTGCGCGATCACCCGGGTTGCCATCATGCGCACGCTGTCCGGGGTGTTGCTGCCGCCGATCATGCAGGCCACCTTTGCCCAGCTGACCTTACCAGCGCCCAGAAACGCGATCTCCAGCACGCGCAGGGTAAGCGGATCCTGTACCCGCGAAATGTACGCCCGGCGCTCTGCTCTGGAAAGCCGCCGGAAAACCCGAATACTCATAGATTAGCCCCTTTCTTTGATATACGACTTCAACGCCTGCATTAAGGCGTTCTGGTTGCGGTCCTTACTGTTCAGTGCTTTTACTACCAGCTCATCCGCGCCGTGCTTCACGATCAGCCGGTGCACGATCACGCTCTGCTTCTGCCCCTGCCGGTAAAGCCGGGCTTCGCCCTGTGCGTACAGTTCCAAACTCCATGGCATACTGTACCAGATCAGGTGGTGCCCGCCCTGCTGCAGGTTCAGCCCGTAGGCACAAGAGGCAGGCTGCGCCAGCAGCACATCAATCTCCCCGGCGTTCCATGCTGCTGCGTCCCTGTTATCTCGCAGCACAGCCACGCGCAGGCCGCTGTGGTTGTGCTTCAGCGTCTCCACAAGCTGCTCCTCGTCAAAGCGGAAATGGTAAAATACAAGGGCTTTCTGCCCGTCCAGCTGGTCAATCAGTTCATCAAAGGCGTCCAGCTTGCAGCGGTGGATCTGGTGCATCTGGCCATCATCATCGTACAAGCTGCCATTGCACAGCTGCAGCAGCTTGTTGGTCAGGGACGCCGCCTGCTGGGCTGTAATGGCTTCGCCGTCTACCTGCAGCAGGCACTTCTTCTCCATGGTTTTGTATGCCGCTGCAGCCTTTGCGCCCAGCACAACCGGCACGTCCTCCACGATCTTTTCCGGCAGCTCCAGCAGGTCGGCTGCTTTGAAACTCAGCACCAGATCAGAGATCTTGCGCCGGATCGCATCGCCCGCCCCGTCCTTGGCTTCCCAGCTGTATTTTATGTGCCAGAAATAGGCCTGCCGGTAGTGCGTAACGTACTTGCCCAGCCGCTCCCCCTGATCCAGCAGATAGATCTGTGCCCAGAGATCCAACAGGTTGTTGGGCGCCGGGGTGCCGGTCAGCTCCACCACCTTGGCGATCTTCGGCCGCACGGCCTTCAGCGCCTTAAACCGCTGCGCGGCGTGGTTCTTGAAACTGGACGCTTCATCCAGCACCACCATGTCAAAAGGCCAGTGTCTGCCGTAGTACCCCACCAGCCAGTAGCAGTTTTCGCGGTTGATGATATACACATCTGCCGGGGTGTTCAGGGCTGCAATGCGCTGCGCCTCGGTGCCCAGCACAGTGGAGATCCGCAGGTGCTGGAGGTGATCCCACTTCTGCACCTCGTCCTGCCATGTAGCTTCTGCCACCTTCTTCGGCGCCACAACCAGCACGCGCCGGATCTCGGCGGCATCGTAGATCAGGGTATCAATGGCGGTCAGGGTAACTACGGTTTTGCCCAGACCCATCTCCATCCACAGCCCAACACTGGGCTTGTCAAGGATCGCGTCAATAGCCGCTTGCTGATACGGGTGTGGCGTGAAATGCTGCATAAGGTTTGGCCTCCTCTTTTTTTATGGCGTGGGTCAGTCGTGGCTCTCTTGATCGGCAAACGGATCGTCCCACCAGTCATCATCCCAGTCATCTGCATAAGACGTCACCCGGCCAAGGCTTTCCGTGCTCAGCTGAGACGCAAGCTGCGCTGCCTGCTCGACTGTGCTGATCTCGCAGCAGGGAAAGCCCAGCCCTGCCAGCTTTTCCCGCCACCACTCCTGCAGCCCGCCTGCTTTGACCTTCGCCCCGGGGCGCTTCAGTTCCACAAAAGCAATGACGCCGCCGGGAAAGAGAATGATCCGATCCGGCACGCCCGTGTGTCCGGGGCATACCCACTTCAGGCACAGCCCGCCTTCGTCCTCCACGGCCTTCCGCAGGGCTGCTTCTACTGTTTTCTCTCGCATTTTGTACTCCTTTACTCGATTCGGCTGTCAACCAAACCCGAAAATTTGAAGTTGACGGGAAAAATGCAGCAGCGGAGCCACTTTTCCGGCATCTGTCAACGTTGTCAACCAAAATGTCTTATATACCCTCGCGGGCACAAGCGTACAAGCGTGTGCGCCTTATGCGTGCGCTTGTTTTCTTCTTTTCTACTTCTTCTAGTAGATTTTATAGTTGACAATGTTGACAGAACCGGAAAAACGGCTTGATTGCTTGCTTTTCAGCGTCAACCAGTTTGTCAACCAAACGAAAACGCCCGGTTGACAACGTTGACAGATTGCTTGTTTTCTTCGGTTCTTGGGGAAATTCCACTTTTTACGTTGACACGGTTGACAGCTGCTTATTTCAGCAGCGCCTCGCTCTCACAAAGCGCCCGGCAGACAGTACACTTCGTCAGTGGCTTGTCTAGCCAGAGGTTGAAAAGATCACATTTCGGTGCATTCCGTTCAGGAGGCGCTTTGCGCCCGTGCGTGCGGTCCCGTACTTTGTAGAACCGGCACAGCGGATAGTAACCCTCTGAATCTTCGGGAAATGCACAGCCGTGTTCCGGCACTAAAACCGGCGAGTGGATTATGATGCCCGGTGTTAGGTCTACCATATTTACTGCTCCTCTCTGACCCATACCCGCTGCGTACCATAGGGGCCGCAGCGGCGGCTGTTCTTCAGGTTTACCCACCCGGGGATATTTGCCAGCATCGCGGAAATGCGTTTGGACTGCTGTCGGTCAAGCTCCCTGCCGGTGCGGTCGATGCACTCCCGCCAGATTTCGTTGACGCATACGCTGGTGCGCTGCACCGTGTTTTCCACGCTCTGACCGGAGGTCTCCCAGTAGCAGATCCGCTGGTCAATATCGCGCTTCATCCAGTCTGCGGGCACCGGGCGGTTCAAAAAGTCCTCGATCTGACCCTCCCACGGGTCGCGCTCCATGTGCGCCTGCTGCTCTGCCACGGCAGCCGCCAGCAGTTCATCCCGCAGGATCAGTTCCTCACCCTGCTGGTAGCGTGCAACAGCTTCAGCCCAGATCTGATCTACTTCTACGGGGGTCAGATCGTCATGCACCAGCTTCGTCCGGCGCTCAAAACTGCAATCTATGGGCCAGTAACGGCGGTTTCCGGTGGCGTCCCGCAGGAAGTCGGCGCTGTTGGAGGTACCGAAAAACACACAACGGCGGGGATACTGCACCGTTCTTCGGCCATAAGCCGCCCGGTATCTGTCCTCGGTCTGGCTCAGAAATTGCTTGGCGGCTTCGCTCTCAGAACGGGAAAAAGCGGTCATCTCGCCCAGCTCTACGATCCAGACGCCGCGCAGATTTTCGCGGGCTTCCTTGCCGTCAAAGCTGGTGATCGAATCATTGAACCAGTCCCGCCCCAGACGGGAGAGCAGCAGGCTTTTGCCGATGCCCTGCTTGCCGCTCAGAATGCAGATCTGGTCAAACTTGCACCCCGGACGGAAGCAACGCGTCACGGCAGCCACCAGCATTTTACGGGTGACGGCGCGGGTGTAGCTGTTGTTCTCGGCGCCCAGATAGTCGATGAACAGAGTATCCAGCCGCTCCTTGCCGTCCCACTTCAGCCCGGACAGATAGCTGCGCACCGGATCCTTGGCGTGGCGGCTGCCAGTCAGGGCTACCGCGTCCGCTGCCTTGGCGGTACCGCTGAAGTGATAGACCGTTTCCAGATACCAGCGCACGCCGGCGTCATCCTCGTCAGCCCAGTCCCGTTCACCGTCACGCCCCGGCCACGGGAAGGGACCGGCGCACCGCAGACGATCCGCAAAGGTGTCCTGCCAGATCTTGCCCTTCAGCACCGGGTCGTTTTCAAGAATCACCCACGCGTTCTGTGTGGTGCAGGCCAGCGCGCCCTTCTGGGTGCGGATCAGCTGCTTCTGCCAGTCCTCGGCATCGTCTGCGGCCTTCTCCGGCTCCTGCTGGGGGTCATCCTCTACCGGGGAGAACCCGGACAGCGCGTTTTTAACCGTCTCGTCCCGCAGCCGCGCTGCAGTCGGGCCGTCACTCTCGGCCAGTGTGCGCATCTGCTGCCAGCTGGGCAGGGAAGCTGTGGGGGTGCCGGGGGTCACGTCTGTATCGAGACCCCCGAAGCGGTGGATCCGTACCAGATCCCACGCGTTCAGCAGCTTGCCTCCGGCGGGATCTGTGCTGTGATGGCTGTAAATGAAATGATCATCATCATACAGCACAGCGCCCGCGGTGGTGCTGCCCAGCGCATAGGTCAGGCGCCCGGGACCGGCGTCCACATAGACGCCCGGCAAAAACTTCTCGATCGCTGCCGGAATATCGTATTCCCGGCAGAAAGCGCCCACAGCGCCGCCCTTGGCTGTGGGGTCAGCCTGCTTGCCGCCGGGCAGCGTGACCGTCTCAGAGGGGCAGGCAGGCCACTGCCGCACGTCATGCCAGTCCAGATAGGCGTCCAGCAGATCCGACACGGCAATGCGCTCACCGTCCGGGGTGTACTCGCACACCCACTTGCTGTCTGCGCTGCGACTGGGCCAGTACATCAGGCGCTCGTTTTCAAAGGTGGTGCGGTCAAAGACCACCATTTCAGGATCCAGCATCTGCGCCAGCATCCGGGCGCAGGGCTGGTACTCCTCCGGCTGCATCACGCGATCCGTAGGGAAGATCGCCCGCAGCCGGGGGTGCTCCGGATCGTGTTTCCGGGTGGAGTAGACCGCCGCCGTGCCCATGGCCTTAATGGCAGCAACCCACTGCTCCGTGCTGCCGGGTGCACAGTTGTCCATGTCCAGCGTGATCAGGCTGCGCCCGGTACAGCAGCCGCGGCGGCGCAGGCCGTCCCGCAGGCTGCCGCCCACAAAGCCGCCCACGTCCTTGCGCCTGTCCTGCTCGGCCTTGGGCAGAGCCATGTACTCTGCGTGGGTCTCGGCGCCACAGTTGCGCTCCATTCGGGTTGAGAGGGTAGCGGTAAAGCCTTTCCAGCTCAGGTCATGCAGTTCCCACTCGGTTTCTGCCCGGCTGCCGCCCACGCATAACATAATCGGTGTAGCGCTCATTTGTCTTTGTCCTCCTTCAGCGGGCCATATTTGAACGTCTGCCCCACCCAATGTGCCAGCGCGTCAACCTGCGTCCGTCCGCGCGCCCCCAGCCGCCCGCAGCGGGTGCAGCCCACAGAGTACCCGCCATCATTGCCGTACTTGCTCTTGCGGTAGCGGATCAGTCCCACAGCGCCGTGCGGCCGCTTTTCCGGGTCGTAGGTTTCAGCACCGCAGATGCAGCGGGCTTTTTCGTCCAGAATGGGCAGGCGATTGTCTTTCTTCTGGGTCATCTTACAGTTTCCCTCCAGTCCTTTGACGGGATCACATGGACTTCCAGCCGGCGCAGGATACGCATGGCCTTGTCCACACCCTTGGCCTCGTTGTAGCGCTTGGCGGCCATCAGGGCGTCATACTCCGTCTGCAAGCGCCGCAGGCTGCTGTCAAGGGAGACAGCGTACACAGCAGCGCCCTCCAGAATGATGGAATTTTTTTGTTGTGCTCATGGCGTTAGTCCTTCGTGAAAAAGTCACCGTACCAGCCTGCCGCGTTCAAGGGCAGACCCTGCGCCCAAGGGGGTACAATGCTCATAATGTCGATAACGTTCTGCAGCGCCCACTCTGTATCTGCGGTACGCCGGGACGGGTATTCAATCACCACTTCGTCATGGACGTGAAACACCACCCGGTAGTTCGCCCGGCGCAGGTTGTCCAGCGCAAAGGCCAGACAGTCGCGGCCCACGGCTTGGGTTGCGTTCTCGGTCAGCTTACCGCCGTAGGTCTCGGATTCAGACCAGTGGCCGTAGTCCCACTCTTTGTAGGTGATCCGGTCATCCTCGGTGGTGCCGGGATCTGCGTAGAACAGCTTGCGTCCGCTGGGCAGCTGCATGGTCAGGAACGGAAAAGGACACTCCGGGGTCATCTCCTTGCGGAAGTACACACCCTCCCGTGGACAGGTGGTTCTGCCGGTGCGGATCGTCCGCACAGCGGCCTGCTGCATCCGGCGCCACAAGGAGCAGATCTTCAGGTTTTGTCCCCGCCAGCGGTTTACGATATCCTGCAGCCCGGCATCGTCCAGACCCAGCTGATCGCCGCCCATGCGCTTCATGGCACCCACGCCGCCCTGATAGCCCAGCGCCAGCGTTGCCACCTTGCCGCGCTGCCGGTACTTGTAGTTCGGATTGCCTTTGACGATGCTTTCAAACGGCACGCCGAAAATACGGGCTGCGGTGGCCTCGTAAATCTTGCCGGTGGTGCGGAAAACATCCAGCACCCAGTCCTCCCCGGCCAGCCAAGCGATCAGCCGCGCCTCGATCGCGGAAAAGTCCGCATCAATGAAGGTGTACCCCTTGCCGGGTACCAGCGCCGTGCGGATCATCTGGCTTAGCGTGTCATTGACGTTACCGGTCAGAAGCTCGATGCTGTACGCATCGTGTAGCTTAATGATTCTGCGCCAGTCCTCTTGGTGGTCAAGGTATGTACGGGGTAGGTTCTGCACCTGCAGCAGCCGGCCAGCCCAGCGCCCGGTGCGGGACGCACCGTAGAATTGCAGGGTACCGCGTACCCGATCATCCGGGCCCGCACAGGCGGCAATGGTGTCGTACTTGGTGCAGCTGGTTTTGCCCATCTGCTGACGCAGTTCCAGCACCCGCCGGACATCTGCCGGAAGATCCCCGGTCAGAGCGTGCGCCACGGCGTCCTTGGTCAGCCCCGGCAGATCAACGCCGCGGTTATGCAGCCAGCCCAGCAGCTGATCCCGGCTGTTCGGGTTCGCCAGCCCGGTCAGGGTCGTGCACTCAGCGGTCTGCTCCTTCTCAACCTGTGCGGCGCAGCTTAGCGCACCGTTCACAAGATCCATATCCACCGCCACGCCCATGGCGTTCATTTCCACGTCATCCCGCCACTGCTGCATCAGAGCCTCCGGCACCGGCCAGTGCGCAAGGCGCCGGTCATTGGCGCGCTCTGCGATCACGTCCATGCCGTTGTACTTTTCGAACAGCTTCCACTTGGCAGGGTCGTGCGCCGGCAGGTTGCGGGTGCGCCCGCCGTTGCGCTTTGTGGGCTTGCAGGGTTTGCAGAAGTAGCCGATCAGGGCTTTACCTTCCTTCATTTTCAGCGCATCCTCCGGCTGCTGCAGCACCTTGCCCAGCGCGCCCAGTTGGGCAGGCAGGCCGCAGTACAGTGCATGGATCATGCTGCACTCCCACTGCTGCAGCCAGAGCACCCGCTGCTCCCAGCTTAGTCCCATGGCTTCCGACAGGCACCACCACTCAAAAGCGGCGTTGTGGGCTCGCTTGGTGTAGCTGTCATCCAGCAGCCACGGCAGCTGCTCCCGCAGAAAATGCTTGGTGTCCGGCCAGCTTGTCAGGTCAATGACCTTTGGGATATCGGATTCTTCAGAGACGTATCCGAACAGCAGCACCTGAAACTCTGGATCCTGTGCGTACCGGAAAAGCCCGACTTCGCTGATGTCCTGTGGGGAATAGGTCTCAATATCAACCGTGATGATTTTCACAGGGCAGTCCTCCTTTTGAAAAGAACCGGGTGCCGTTTCGGGGCACCCGGCGTATTACTTAGCCCAGCATATCGGCTGCATCATCGTCCAGCACGTCAAAGCCTTCCAAGCTGCTGCCGCCGCTCAGACGCTCACCGTCACGCACCTTCTGGATGACCTCCAGCCCGGCGCCGATGCCCTTGTTACCGCTGGCGCTGAAGCTGAACAGACCGATCCTCACTTTGGCGTAGCAGCCGCTGTACACCTCGTCCTGATCTAGCACGTCATTGCACTGCCGATCAATGATGCGCGGGTGGTGCTTCTCGTTGGCGTTGGCATTGATGAAGTAGCAGCCGGCGTAGTTTTCATCGTCCCTCTCCTCGTCACCATCACGCAGCGGGGACTTGAAACTCTTCTCCGGGGGCAGCTTACCGCCCCACTTTGCCAGCGACACAGGATCCTTCTTGATCCGCTCGATCATGGCCTGCAGACGCTGCACCGTCTCGGTGTCGCTCTTGGGGATCAGCAGGCAGCAGCTGTACTTGGGATCGCCGGTGCCGTTCACCTGCTTGGGCTCCCAGATGTTGGCGTAAGACAGGCGGCAGGGGATAACAATTTTATTTGCGTTCATAATTAGTCCTCCTATTTAATGATTCTGGTTGTTGTCTGCGGGCGTGTCGGTGCCGTTCAGGTAGGCCGCCAGACTGTCAAGGTCGACAAGAATACGGCGGCCGCAGCGGACAAAACGAATAGAACCGTCTGCACAAAGAACGTGGATTCTGTACACAGAAAGGCCGCTTTTGGCGGCTGCGTCGGTGATACCGGCCATGGTGGGAAACTTTAATGTTTTCTGCATATTAGTCCTCCTCGGGCTTGAAGCCCTCTAAACGATCGTATGCGGGGCGCGGGTCGCTGTCATTGGCCAGCTTAGGCGCGCCCGGCGCTTTCGTGATAAAGGCAGACATGGTCTCAGCAAACTTCTTTTTGCCGATCATCTTTTCTGCTACGGTAAGGGAGATGGGGGTGCGGGTGTACAGCATGGCCTCGTCAATGCCTGCAGCCTGCATCTGCCGGAAAGCCGCGTCCTGATCGCTCCATTTGCGAGTGCTGCGGCCTTCCACCAACTTCCAGCCGGGGATCTGATGGCCGTCCAGCAGAGCTTGCTGCGCGTACTCCTCCAGATCACGGGCATAGTCCGCCAGTCCCACCAGCTTCCGCAGCCACTCACCCAGTTCCTCATCGGAGAGTGTAGCGGGCTGCGGCAAAGGTTCAAACCCAGCCAGATCGCCGTACTTGTCCTGCCATGCCCGGCAGGTGGGGTACGCCTTGCAGAAGCGGCACTGCTTTTCGCCCGGAGCAAAGTTACCCTTGCCCTCCCATGCCAGCATGGCCGTTGGCCGCAGGGTCTTGTCAGCCCAGTCCAGCAGATCCGCAAGCGGCATTTCAAAGGTTTCTGGCTCTTCTTGGATCCGGGGCTGCACAATGCTCATGCGCACGGTCTGGATCTCGTCCGTTGCGGCAAACAGAGCATACGCGCCCAGCGCGTAGTACATCAGCTGGGGGTTGCGCACCGGACGTACCGGGACGCCCTGCCCATACTTGAAATCCACGATATGCAGCACGCCGTCCCCGATCAGCAGGCAGTCACAGGTGCCAAAGCCTCCGGGCACCCACTGCTCCACATTGACCTCCTGCTCAATAAACACGCCGGGGCGGGAGGTAAAGCCGACCCACAAATCATAGATAAAAGAGGTGTACCGGCAGGCAGCGTTGAACATTTCCGTGGGCATTGACCACTGCGCCCAGTCGGTCAGCAGATCAAAGGGTTTGCCGTCCTCCCACTTTTTCAGTTTGTAACGGAGGGCGTGTTCACACGCTTCGTGCGCCTTGGTTCCTTCCTCGGCATACTTGCTGGATCCACCTTCCATGTTCTCCGTCAAGCGGGCAGAGGGCGGGCAGGCGATCCACCGGGCAGCGCTGGACGCGCCCAGCAGCGCGTGTTTAATCGGCGGCATCGAGTTCCTCCTTGATCTTGCACAGCTGCTCCCACACGGCGGTGTAGCTGTCCTCCGGGATCTTCGACACCATCCGGGCACCGGTGGAGTTGATGACCTTCTGGACTTCCTTGCTCTTGCCCGCAGCGATCAGGGAGCGGGCAAGGTCGCGGATCTTGGTCAGCTGCTGCTCCGGGGTGATCGCCGGGGCGTCCGTGTTTTCGGGCTCAGCAGGCTGCGGCTCTGCCACGGGCTCCGGCTGCTCAGCGGGAGCGGACACCGGATTCTCGGCAGGAGCGGCTGCGGGCGCCGCTGCGGGCTTTTCCGGCGCAGCGGGTGCAGGGCGCTGCTGCTTTGCCGGAGCCTTTGCGGGCTTGCTCTGGGGCTTTTCCAGAGGGGTGGTGTTCAGCTGCTGCAAAGCGGTCAGCAGCTCGGCGGCGCTCTCGCCGTTGATAGTCAGTGTAAAAGTCATTGTGGTAGGTCCTCCTTTTTGATGTGCTCTTTGAAAAACGTGTATTTAGCTCTCTGGCCCAGCGTGGCCCTGCTGACGGCGCTGTAAAAGCTGCCGCGGGTCATGCCAAGGGCTTTGATGCACTCTTGGGCGGTGCCGCTGGCCACGATCTCGTCAGTGTCCGTCAGGTACACCGTATACCAGATCACTGGGCTTTATCCTCCGGGTATTCAGGGTTGCGGGCATGGTCCCGTTCGATCACACCGTATTGCCGCTGGCTGCTGCGCCGGTAGTGCTCGCTGTCCTTGCGCATCTCCCACAGGGACAGCACCAGACCACCCGCTACCGCCAGAAAGATCACCGGCGCGGCTTTCGCGGCCTCAGCCGCCACCCAGCCCCCACGCACAACCAGCGCGTGCGCAATGCCGTTGACGATCCAGCGTATCACCTGCCCCGCGCCGATCAGCACGAGAATAACCACTCCGTTTGTTGCCAGAATCGCCCCGCCAGAGGACATCTTAAAAGTGTATCGTTTCATTGTTCCACCGCCCTGCTTACCAATTCTGAGGCAGCCACCTTCATACTGGTGAGGTATGCAGCCTTAGTAATACCGCCATACATGATGGCTATGCCCGCCATGAGCGAAACACAAAGTTCCGTCAATTCCTCGCGGTTACCTGCTACTTCAATCTCCGGGTTTCCGTCCTTGCCAAAACAGACGTGCAGATAGGGCCCGCTTTTTTCTTCGTTACTCATGTTGTTCCTCCTTTGCAACTTCAGGGAAAAAGTAAAAACCAACTTCGCTTTGCGGAATGTCAAGCGCAACGCAGATCTTGCAGATCTCGCTGGACAACCACGGCGTCACGCCGCGCATCCGGCGGCTCAAGAGCTGGGGCTGCATCCCAACGGCAGCAGCAACCTCGCTGTCAAGCAGCCCACGCTCCCGAAACAGGGCACGCAGCTGCCAGAAGGGGCTCTGTCGAAATGTACCAGTCAGCGCCGTCTGCATCGTGCTCACTCCTTCATAGTCGCATCGTATGCGACATTCCGGGCAAAGAAAATCTGCTGCCCTTCGTCTGCGCTCAGATGCAGGGCTTTCGTTATAGACAGCACTTCACCGATGGTGAAGTCATCGCCGCCGGTTCTTATCTTACGATAAAGCGTTGATTTACTCAAACCAACAGCGTCTGCAAGCTCTGCTACGGAAGTCCCGCGCTCCACAATGGCTGCTTTGAACTTCGCTACATTCACGCTCGTCACTCCTTTCTGTCGCATATCGTGCGACACCTGTAGTATAGCTTCTCCGTTTCCAAAAGTCAAGCACTTTTTTCGCGCGATACGCGACAAAAGTTTAAACGGTACAGAAAAAAGTTGCAAATTTGCGATTTTGCATTATAATAGAGGAGAGAGGAGGAGTTACAATGACGATCGGCAACAGAATCCGGGACAAAAGAATGGAACTCGGTTTATCCGTAGATGATCTCGCTGCAATGCTGGGCAAAAACCGGGCAACGGTGTACCGCTACGAAAACGGCAACATTGAAAACCTGCCCATCGGCGTGCTGGAGCCCTTAGCTCATGCGCTGCAGACAACGCCGGGCTACCTGATCGGCTGGACAGAGGACGATTACGACTGGGATCGGGATCTGGACAACCGACTGGCTGCTGTGGCGGGTGACCGCTGGGAAGAACTGGTAAAACAAAACCACGGGGACAAAGCCGCCGCATGGAAGGACTGGAAAAGCATCGAACGCAATCAGGCCGCAGAGGCCGCCAGAAGCAGCACACTGCCTGCAGGCGCTACACTGTTCAATCCTCAGCAGGTCGCGCCGCTGCTCGGATCCGTCCGGGCGGGGCTGCCGATGTACGTTGAAGAAAACATTGAAGGGTACCTGCCCATCATGCAAACCGATGGGGCGCGCTACTTCTGGTTAACTATACGCGGGGACAGCATGACCGCCGCCGGGCTGAATGACGGTGATCAGATCCTTGTCAGAGAGCAGCCCGAAGTGGAAAACGGACAGCTTGCGGTGGTCATGGTGAATGGCGATGAGGCTACGGTAAAGTATTTCCGGCAGGAGGGCAATCTGGTTATCCTGACGCCCAAAAGCTTCAATCCTGTGCACCAGCCGCAGATCTATGATCTGAAGCACATCCCGGTCCGCGTGGCGGGGCTGGTAGTAGAGTGCAGAAAAACGTTCAGGTGAGGAGGAACTAAAAGGGCATATCTCCGCAGCGTGGCGCTCCCGGCAGCAGTGAGCGTCAACCTGTCAACCATGTCAACGCCAGATCGTTATAACCCCTCGCGGGCGGGCTTCAAGAATTTCTCCGTGGGTGTATATTCTTCTTTTCTTCCTTTTTAGGTCTGGATATAGAATCTATGTTGACACAGTTGACAGAACACTGAAAAGCCGCATCACTGCTGAACTTCTATCGCGTCAACCGGCTTTGGCGGGTCGGTTGACAAAAGCAAAAGAAAAACGCCCCCAGTGTTGGCGCACTAGGAGCGTTTGCAATCAGTCTGCCCTTGGCGGGGCGTACAGACCTACACAGCTGTATTGTACCACCACAGGGCAGGCTTGTCAAAGTGTACCTATGGAGGTGTGTACATGGCCAGAAGAACGAATACAGCCGCATGGCTGCCAAACCAGCAGCGCTGGCAGATCAAAGTGCAGAAGAACGGCGTGCGCCGGACTTTCACCAGTGCAAAGCCGGGTAGAACCGGTCAGCGGGAAGCGAACCGGAAAGCGGACGCTTGGCTGGATGAGGGCATCACAGATACCGCTAAACGCTGCTCTGATGTCTGGGCAGAATTCTTGGTCTCCGCGCAGGCTGCCGCAGGCAGCAGCTACGCAGATCAAATAGAGAAGTTCGGGCGCAATTACATCCTGCCGGTGATCGGTGCGCAGCGTATCGGGGATCTGAACACCGGTATGCTGCAGGATGTGCTGAACCGGTCTTACCGTGAGGGCTGTCTGAACCCGGACAGTGAACGGAAAAGCAAAGGCAACCTGTCTCGCAAAACGCTGCAGGGGATCCGCGGGGTCGAAGTGGCTTTTGTCAAGTGGGCGCGGCAGCATAAGTACACCGCCCTGCGCCCGGAGGACGAAAACTTAGCGGTGCCGAAGGGCGCGCGAAACAAGGGCAAGAAGATCCTGCAGCCCGAAGCACTGCGCGTGCTGCTCTCCACCGATACCCGCGTGATCCGTGGAAAAGTCGTGCCTGATGATAATATCCATGCCTACCGCGTGGCCGTCATGACAGGCTTGCGTCCCGGGGAGCTGCTGGGGCTGCGCGTGGGGGATGTAGAAGGATCCCGGCTGCATATCGGGCGGGCGATCAACCGTCAGAATGAGGAGACAACCGGGAAGAACGAAAACGCGATCCGAACGGTGATCCTACACCCGTTGGCCGCTGCCGAGATCCGGGCGCAGCTGCAGCAGCGTACCATACAGAGCGGACCCCTCCGGGATGATGATCCCATCTTTCCGCTGCCGAACCAGCAGAGCCTATACAATTTTTGGCGGTTCTACCAGCGCAGTAACGGCATCCCGCCCATAAGCCTGTATGAGCTGCGGCATACTTTTGTCAGCATGATCGAGGATGCGGTGTCCCCGGCAGAGCTGCGCCGCATGGTGGGGCACAGCAAGAGCATGGACACGTTCGGCTGGTACAGCCACGCCGTCACCGGCAGGGATAAAGCCGCAGCGTTGGCGGTTTATGACGTACTGGCCGAGTACTCCCCAGCACCAGAAAAAACCACTTTGTAACCCACTTTTTATAGTTGGATAAAATCAGCAGTGGTTTTATAAGGCTACTAATAGCCCTATAAAGCCGCTAAAACGCAGGAAAAGCAACCCGGTAGCCCTGTAAATATAATGTACTGGTTGTTCGAATCCACCCGCGCCCACCAAACAAGAGAAATCCGAACCTATTTCCGATTGGAGAAGGGTTCGGATTTTTCGTTTTCTTCGGGTACGATAACGACGGCTCCCGTGGACGGCGTAAAACTCCGATACCTTGTCATAGACCGTAAGCCGATAACGAGAATTGGAGGATGCGATTATGAAGTACGATGAAAGAGCCTGCAAGTTTAACATGGATACCGGGTGTGTGGAGTTGACTCTCCAAGATGGGAGAAAAATTTCCAT